TACGGCGACCACCGAGATCTACACTCTTTCCCTACACGACGCTCTTCCGATCTGGCCTTTACGGTCAGGTTCATGTTGTCGCTCTCGTTGGTGTAGGCAAGAGCGTTACGGGAAGAAACCTGGCCCTCGGCGTACTGAACCACAGTGCCAGCAACCAGGACTTCACGGGTGATGGTGTCCAGGGTGCGGCCTGCCTGGCTGCCCAGCAGCTCGGTGGCAATCATCATGTTATTGTCGATAGCGGTCCAGATCAGCATATCGGACAGCTCAACGTAGCCGCCGTACTGCTTCACGGTCGCGGTGACAACGCCCATCTCCAGCTTCTGTCCGGCGGGGGTAACACCTTCGGTCAGGGGGTTGGTGATGGTTGCCAGGGGATCATACTTGCGGAACTCGATATTCTTGCCGCCGTTCTTGGGGATAGGGTGCTTCTGGCCGAACTGGTCATGCACCAGGTTTGGCTCCGCATTATCGATAAGATAATCGGAGTAAAAGGTTTTCATTTCGTCCGACAGGCCCGAGTCAGTGGTCACGTTGGTGTTGGGGGTGTCGAACAGGGTCAGGATAGCAGGGAACAGGATAGCCATTCCCAGCTTTTCCATAGTCATGCTTTTCATTCGTGTTGCTCCTTTCGCATCAGCGCCGGAGCACAGAAATCAGAAGCTGATTTTCTTTCCGGCGCGTACCTGGGCCGCAATTTTCTTGCGGTCGTCCGCAGTCAGCTTTCTGACGTCGGACTTGTAGGTCACACCGCTGTTAGAGGAAGCGCCGTTTTCAGAGGGACGCTGGCCCATGGCCCGGATATTGTCCGTCACAGCCTTTTCCCGGGCCTGTGCCGCCTGGCTCTTGATCTCGTTCAGGTGGGATACCTCATAGGCGGTCTCGATGGGCACGCCGGCACGGAGCATACCGATGAACCGCGGGTTCTGGATCTCCTGCCGAAGGTCAAAATCGGGGTACTGGGCCTTCATGGCCTCAGCCTCCCGCATCCAACCGGCGTACTGCTGCTCTGCCTTCTGCTGCTGAATAGTGCGGTTCATGGCCGCTTTCATGGCCTCGTTCTCACGCTTGAACCGCTGGACCTCCTTGTAGGTGTCCACGTCCATTCCAGCCTGTTCAGCGGCCTCTGCCCAATATGCGGTGTCATTCTCCACCGCCTGCTGAATCTTTGCCACGTCGCCGTCCGCGATGTTGTAGCGCTGGGCAAGCATGTCCAGGAGGGGCTGGTGGCTCTCCAGGCGCTCCTGGGTGGTTTTCACATCCCTGAACCGCCGATTGATGATCCCCTGTACCTCGCTGTCATAAACGTCCTTGAATTCGCCCTGCACCATTTCACGGAAGCGCGCACGCTTCTCCTCCAGGGTGTTCGATGTGGTTTTCACATCAGGGTTATTGCTCCCGGCGTCGGAGCCTTTGGTGTCGGCGCCCTCGGGGGGCTTGCCATAGATCACCGTTTCTTTTCCGCCCGTTTTGCTCTGCTGGCTGCTGGCAGAGCCCGCCTGGGAACCAGCCTGCCCCTGGGCGCCCTGGGAACCGCCGGCAGGAGCGCCGCCCGCAGCCGCGGCGCCGGCGCCTCCGTCAAACAGGTCCAGGATTACACCCGTAAGCATGATGTTTTTCATGGGATTTCCTCCTTATGTCCGCGGTCTTGCCCGTGAGTAGCCGCATGGTTTCCATTGCCAAAACCGCCCGCTTACGCGGGCGGCCATGGCAACAGAAAAAAAGGTGGAAGAAACAGAAACCTTGCGGCAATTACATTTTATCAGTGTGAATTTGAAAATACGTCCAAAACCCTGTGTTTTTATTCTATCGTAACAGAAATATTTTCCGGGTATGTCATCTCAATGCAACCCAGGCCCATGACCGCCTGGAGGAACGCCTGCCGAACAGCCTCACCGCCGCATACATCAAAGTGAGCCTCACCAGGCTCCAGCTGCACAACAGTTGTGCTCTTGACGTATTTCCCGGCGTTCTGTATCCACGCAGACAGCCCGGTCACAATGGCAGAGGCGCCGGCGCACACAATGTCCTGGCCCGGGTTGAACCCTGCATGTCCGGTCATGTCCAGCCGGCAGCGGTTCTGCTCAATTCTCGCTACGCAAACAATCATCTGGAACCGCCCTCCCCGACAGACGCCCTGGCATTCTCTACGGTCCTCTGGGCGTATGGTGTTTGGGCCTGGACCTGGCTGTCCTGGGCTCTGGCAGCCATGCTGTCACTGGCTGTCCTCTGCGATTGCTGGCCCTGCTGCTGCACGTTTCCCTGTGCTGTGCCAATCTGCGCGCCGGTGAGCGCCTGGATCAGCGCCGCCTGCTGCTGGACGATGTTCTGGAGGGTCTGGCCCTGGCGGACATAATCAACCACCTTGTCCTTTCCCTCAAACTCCATCATTTCCAAGCATCCAAGAGCGGGCTGGGCGGCCGCAGGATTGAAAAATCCCATGGAGAACAGCTCCTTTGCCGTCTCATTCTGGCTCAGCTGGGAGAACGGGTTCTTCTTCTGCGCTTTGATTTTCAGATCGAAAATGGGCTTGCGGTACAGGTATGTGCCATCGGAAGCCATTCCCACCTGCTGACTCCGGATAGCAGCAGCGGAGAACTGGATAAACTCCTGGGTAAGCATCTGGGGGCCCTGGATACGGAAGGCCCGGGCGGTGTCGTAGAACTGGCGAATCAGCTCGATACACATGACCTCGATCTGGCACATGGAGCGATAGCTGGCCGCGATCATGTCGCGGCTCACCTTGTTTCCTGCCTCCTGGAGGGCTGCAATAGCCGCCGCCGCCGTCACGCCGCTGCCGCTGCTTCCGCTGTTCACGTCCCGGTTACTGGCGGTTTCCTTCATCTCGTCCACCTTCATCTGATAGACATTCAGGATATTTCCAGTCAGACCGCTGACCTCTACCTGCCGCAGGCGGTTATCATCAAGAGAGCCGTTCACGTGTACCAGAGGATTGCTCCAGTCCTTAAATTCTTCCTCGTTGATAGCGGAACTCTCGCTTACAAAATATCGCGGGTTAGAGGCCATCATGGCATTTTTCAGCACATTTGCGCTCAGATTGTCAATGTAGAGCTGAGGGTCCTTGCAGAGTGCCACATATCCCCATCCAACCGGCGTGCCCTTCTCAGGAAACAGGTTGTCCAGCACAATGGGGTACATCCCATGGTCATACCACCCACGCTCAGAATACTGTGGGTCATTCTCGCTGGAGTAAAGGAGCGTGTCACCCACAAATTTTGCGTAGTGCAGTATGGTGCGCCCGTTGCTCTGCTTCCGTTTGTAGTACCAGTCAACCACCAGGCTCTTTTCGGTGGTGTCCACCGCGTCGTCATAGACGTACTCTGCCACGTCGATGGCGTTCCCGCCGCGGATATTCTTGTCCGGGTACATCTCCTTCAGGACATCATCATCCACCAGGTCAACCACAAAAACATCCCGGCTTTTCTGGATATCAGTGACACCGGGCTGCCAGAACAGGTTCAGCAGGTCGATAGACTGGATGCTGATATCACCCAGGCCGTCCTCCAGGTCTTTGTCCCAGAACACACCATAGGCGCCGGTTCCGTGTTTCAGCTTCTCCCACCAGTTGTCCGAGTAGGTCTCCTCAAACTGGTTTCGCTCCATGATAACCGGCAAGATGGCGCTCAGTGTTCGGGCGCTCTGCTCGTCCTCTTTCTCCCGGGCCAGCACTACCGGCTCCGGGTAGTTGTCCATGGCATCGGCGTGTTTATTGGCAATGGCGTTGAATAGCCATGCAGAGGCAGGAGCGGGGGAGTCTGGGTCCCTCTTCTTCTGCTTTCGCATGACTTCCCAATGGCGCAGCTTGTACCACTGCTCGTCCTCTACAACCCGAAGCTCCAGGTTGGATTTGCCAGCTTTGTACCGTTGCAGCCGTTGAATGGCCTCCGCAATCTGCTCCTGCCCTATGGGTCCTTCCGACTCCACCAGCTTGTCCATCACCGTCTCAACGGCAGCCTCACCGGGCGTGACCATCGTATTGCCAGGAGCGGGGACAATGGGTCTCGTCTCATTTTCCATATCAGTACCTCCTGAAAAATTCGTATCGGTCCGGCGCGTGGCCCTTGTACAGGTCCAGCGGGTCGAACTCCGGTATTTTCTCCGGCTCTTTCTGCGGCCGGCTGATGGGATGTGCCATGCAGACGTACCGGCACTCGTCGTATGCATGGTCCTCGCCCTCGGTGTCAATGTCCTCCACGTCGGTTTCGTCATAGACCAGGGCGGGGATAGTGCGGATAAAATGCTTGCAGGTGTTGAACACATAGAACATCGGCACGCCCTGGCTGTCAAATGCGAGACGGTTATGCAGCTGCATCTTGCCTGCTATGCGTTGATGGTCCCCTGGCTCGTTGTACACCCGGCAGCGCTCCATGACCGTCTCGATGCTCTCTGTCCCGTCGCTGGCGAATATGGCCGGGTCAGCTATTCCATGGATGGTCCTGCCCTTCAAGTTCGGGTCCTGGGCCTCTATCTCCTTGATCTTGGCTGCCACCTGTCCAGGCTCCCATCGCACGCCGGTGTTTGGTGTCCCGGTGCAGCCGTACAGCTCCCTGATACGGTAAATTCGGCCGTCGTGGTCCACGGCGTACCATCCAACTGAGAACGGTCTGGAGTAGCCCCAGTCCATCCCGCGCCACACACTCCACGTTGGCGGGATCTCAAACGGGGCAATTACATGTGTCCCTATACGGTCAATGTAATGCTCAGGCAGGTCCCTCCACTCCAGGAACACCTGGCCGGAAAAGCTGTTCCAGTCTCCATACAGCAGCGCATTTCGCTCCGCCTCCGGCATGGAGGCAAGGCGGGTTATGTATCCCGGGTCATTTGTCAGCAGGGCCTGGTTGTCAAACACAGAGGCAGGGACGAACACAGAGGAGGTCCATCGCGTCTCTGTCTTTCCGCTTGGCAGCATGACCTCGACCCTTTTCCAGACAGTCTCCAGAGGGCGTGCCGCAGTGATGAACATTTCCTTTACCCATCAATGCCCCACGCCTCCAGGGTTGGCCGTTGCCCGGGAATATACCCGCGTTCCTGGCCCGTTTGGGCGGTTTCGTGAGTGTACCAGGTAGTCATACTGGGTAAATGTAAACTGGGTCATCTCGTCAAAGCCTATGAAATCGTACGGCTTTCCC